TTCATGTATTTGGGTTAGAGCATTGACATAACTATAAATAACATCAAAATGATGCCCAACCATGTCAACAAACTTGATAAAATCACTATTCCCGCTTTCCATTATGATATGCTCAGGAATGGCCCACCAAAGACGATTCAAGTTTTCTTTATCATAAGCACTTGCACTTGTAACAAGATTGTTATACCAAGTTTGAGAAATACTTGAACTGAATGTATAATTCTGCCAACTTCCGGAAACAATACGTTTAGGATAGGGAGAAATTGAACCCGTTATGTCATGCGTAAATATACTTGCAGTTGAGTTAAAATATAACCAACGTTCCCAAGGATCAAAGTTTGAAGTAACTTCATCAATTCTTTTTTGATTAATATCAATAGATTGACTGATGAAAACTGTATTTGATGCAGTTGAATTTAAAAGAATGGCAATGGAACTACTATATTCTTCTATTTTTCCAACCTTATAACCATAGTTTCTAACGCGAGTTTCGGCACTACTGTAAAATATAAAATTATTAAAGTCAGTATAATCAATATTTAATTTTACTAAGCCGGAACCCGAAATCGTATCCTCAATAATTCGTTGACGAGAATTTAAGGTTGTATCCAATAACTGATTCCAGTTTTTGAAATCGGTTGCATTGGAAGCGTACATGGAAGTATCCAAATCAAAGTTCGGACCGCGCATATACGTTAAATTGCCTTGACTTTGAGGTTGAGCCAAGACAATTGTATCAATATAAGGATCAATTAATTCAAATTGAACCCAAGATTTTTCCTTTTCAAAAACATCATCAAATAAAGGAAGATAAAACTTGACGTAAATATCTTCACCTTCAAACCTTATGTTGACAATTTTTTGAATACGATTAAAACCAAAATTAAAAACAACATTATTCAAGGTTCCATCACTGATAAATGTATCAATTTTGGACTTGAAAATGTCAGTTTCACCGATAAATTTTTTATCTACTTGAAAATGAACCTCAGTTCTGTCAGGACTGATTTCCTTAACAATTAACTTTGGGTCAGATTGTTTACCCCAAAGTTCCTTAAAAAGATTCAACGCAATGACATAGGAACCACGTTGAATATTGGCTTCTTTGAAAACCTTACCAATATCAATTAAAAGCGAGTTTGTATATTGGTCATGAAAGGTATAACCAGCATTGTGGTTTCCGACAATATAATCCCCGTAGAACGAATAAATGTGAACTTCACTTATTTGCTCTGTGGTTATGTTCGGGTCAATAGGAACTAAAATTTGAGCATCAAATAACACCAAATCTTCATTTGTCCACAACTGTCCGGTTGTAGAACGATTATTGGCTAAAATCGATGCCCTATTTATATATCTTTCAAGTGAAATGGTTTATTCTCCTACCATAAAAGTTCAGTTAAATCTAATTTATATAACCCAATTTCTACAAATGGGTTTTTATTTCTATCATTGTTATCATCAAACTCAATCGGAAGTTCAAATAACGTTCCATTTGGCGATAACATTCTGATATATTCAAAATCTTGGTCAATTTCAAACTCAAAACCTTTGAATTTGGTTGGTGTAAATGTTTCTGAAAAATATTGTCCGTTCACGTTAAAACTTTAAATTATAGATATTATAGGTTTGTTAATAAGTGTATTTATTTCAATTTATAATATTTAACATTTTTATATTTGGAAAAATCAATTGATTCTTCCATTTTAGTTTGAAATAATTTAATCATATGTGGCCCATCGTTAACTGAAATTGAAAACCCGGCAATATCTGCACCTCTAAGCATCAATTGCATTGGATCTACTGCAAATGTTATCCCAGTATTATTAGAATGTCTAATTCTTTGTTGAACAAACGTTTTGATATTTTCCCAAATAATATTTACAGCTTCACGTTGGGAATAGCCGTGAATATCAGTTTCATCATCGTATTTTTTATTCAATGGTGTTTCGTTCATAGCCTTACTTGTTAAAAAATCTTGTTTATACTCAGACCATTGACCTTTACTAACCATATAATCAAATTCACTTTTGTCCACAATTTCTATATTACCAATAGGTCTTTTTGTTTTAAAATCATAATATTGAATTCCAATATCAGTTTTTTTATCCAACCTTCTATTTCCATTCCTATCAGTCCCGTCGACTGATATAATTCGAAATGTTTTATCTTTTCTGTTGTCATAATAAAATTTTCCCACCGAAATATCTTCGTTCAAAATTTTAGTAATCATTTCTGTTAGTTTTTTTTTGTTCATTGTTTTTTACTCCACAAAGGTAAAAGGTTTAAAATTATTTTCAAAATTCATTAACATATTGTTATGAATTATTTTGTTGTGCTTGAATTGCTGCAATTTGCGCTTGCGCTTCTACAATTGCTTGTTCACTTGCTGCTTTGGCTGCCTCCGCTTCGGCCTTTGCCGCTTCTGCGGCTGCTTTATTTGCTTCCGCTTCTGCTTTAACGGCTGCAATTTGTTCACCTGCGGCTGCTTTTGCGTCATTTGCAATTGCCGCGCCACTTTTAACCGAACTTTCTAATCCTTTCAATAATTCAAAGTTGGTTTGGTCTTTATAATCTTCATTCCAACTTGAAGTTTTATCAGGAACGGCTCCGTTTTCTTCAATTTCCATACATTGATTTTCTTGAACAATCCTGACTGAAAGTAAGTTTTGGTTTCTTTCAAACAACATCACTTCCAACGTTTTGTAATTTGGAATAACTTTCTTTTTACCTTCTTCAATTATCCAATAAACATAACTTTCTTTTGGTTCTGGAACTGAATCTTGGGAAACGCATCTGAAAATAGTTCCATCCGGAAGTGAAAATGGGTCAGGAGGAATAATTTCGACAGGAATGAAATAAGTAAATACAGTTTCCAAATAGTTGTTTAAACTGATATCTGAAATTACGGTTTTATTTGGGATAAAATTCAAATAAAGTTTTTCTTCCTGAATTGGAACTACATAGGCTCCGCCCCCGTTTCTTTCTGAAAGTGGGTATGACATTGCATCCAATTGCGATTGAGGTTGGTACACAAAAGTTTGTCCTTCTTTGGGGACAACATATTTCACCAAAGTAGCGTTACTATTGGCTAAATCACTGTATTGAATATTTGCAAGTTTGGTTGTCATATATTATATTATTCGTTATTTATAAACCATTCTATATGTTTTAAAGATGACTTTATTTGAACATTCATGATACTGAAATCGTTAATCAACGACTTATAAAACTCCGGATCATTTTCATACTTATTTGAATTTTGTTCATACGCTTTCTTAAATCGGTTTAAATTATTTTCAAATTCAAATATCTGGTTTTCGATTTTATCTTTTAAATATTTTTGCGTAGATTCATTCATAATATTCTTTATTTTCATTGTTATACTCGTTTAATCTTAAAAATATAATTATCATCAATTACTCTGATTACGTCACCATTTTCGTGTTGACTTTTAAAAACAAATTTATAATACCGCTCGGGCATGAGACTTGACATATCAGCCTTAAAGTAATTACCATTTGAATCGCAACTCATTAAGGTTCCGGATGGGTGAAATGGAATTATTACTTCATCGGTCACAACATCTTGAATCTGAAAATATGAATTATTGGGTAATCGTTTTTGGTTTAAATATACTGAACTTGTTGCATAGGTTTGAGTTGGAAATTTATCCCTGACTGAAACCTTCATTTTAGGTTTTTCGTTCATTGAATAACTTTCTCTTAAATTAGAACAATTCAAAACATAATCATCGCTTCCAATTTCACTAAAACTTCCAGTTCCGCTTAAATCTTGATCCAACCAATATGCTTCCAACCTTGGTAAGTAAATGGTATGACTGTTTTGAGAAAACCATTGTATCAAGGTTCTTTGCGAAGTATCAAATTCATCATTGTCACTATATTTGATTATAAATCCATTATTTGGAATTGAACCTGACAACCATTGACGAACAATGGAAGTGACGTTCATCCGAATATCAGGAATTTGATAATTAAAACTTTGACTTGCAACCGAACTGGTAAACCAAGTTCCGCCATGCGCTACGGTTCCATAACTTGCTGTAACGGTTGAACCTAAACTTGAAGTTTCCCATAAACGACCATCATTTTTTCCATGACGGTATTTCCAACTAACCCCATCAACAATGCTCGGATTAGAATTTACAAAACCGCGTCCTACCGTCCAAGAACCTGAAACTGGGTAAGCGTAAATGGTAAATTCAGTAGGAAGGTTCAAAGCATCAGTATTTCTTAAAGTCAAGAAATATTCAGCATTTGATTGTGTAGGTTGAAGTTCATTTAAATCAAACTTCAATAAAATTCTGCTATTATAGGTTGTACTGTAAAAAACAGAATCATCTCCAAGAATACTCGGTTCCCCTGTTGCTGCTTTTAGAAGGTCTAATACCTGATCCCCGCCAGTATTCTTTTCAGGAAACTGCGAATAAATAACTGTATCGGCTGTGGGGTATATGGTTTTGAACATAGATAATCCGGTTTTATTTTATTTTCATATTAAGGATTCCAACCCCATTCGTCCCAACTATTACCATCAGTATATAATTCAGACGCTTTTACTTTTTTACTTAAAATTTTCCAACCTTTTTCTCCAATGGCGTGAGTTTTTGCATATTTTTTTGAAAGTGTTACCCAATCACCATCGTTTATTTCGGATACTTCGCCGGGAACGGCTCTGTAAATAACTACTGAAAGGTTAGGATTGTCTTTGGCTTTTTGAATGATTGAATAATTAAAATCGTCATCTAATCCAGTACCATAATACCGAATTGCGTTCCTTGAATAAATATCATCACCATAAACCATTGTCAAATCGGTTAGCGGAGCATCATCTTTAATCAGATTCCATTTCCAATAAGATAGTTTTTATTTTCATATTAAATAAAGACATAATCCTTTTCTCCTAATTTCTTTGCTAAACCTTTCGATACCAAACTATCCCACAATCGTATCCCATCTGAACTCAATTCATGAACAACTTCACCGCTTAATAATTTTCTCGGTCTGGTTGAACGTAACGGTTTTTTTGTTTTTTGTAAACTCTCCCGATTCATTGTTTTATAAAATTCAGTAGCAATTCCTTTATTTTGAAGTTCGACAGGAACGACCGCATTTCTAATTATATACCCGTTTTTATCTTTTAGTACCGTAAACATATCCGGACGACGAACTGGATTCTTTTCATAATCATAAACCGAAAATTTACCTTCCGAAGTAGAGAAGTCGAGAATCTTAATAATTTTAGGAATTGAAAGTTCTTCCATTATCTTTCTAATTTTCATAACATTTCCATTTCAATTAAGTAACTTATTACATCAAAACTTTCCTTCACGTTTGGAAAGGCTCTCACTTTTACATAAATATCTCGGGTTTGCTTTATTCCAAATTACCTAAGGTTCAAATGTCATTTTCCCTTTACATATTCTTTTAAATCCCA